TTGAATGATTCGGTCAAACCTACAAGGTTGTTGTACGTTGATGTACCATCGCCCAAGAAAGCAACCTTGTCTTCTTGTACAGCGTGTGCGTAGCCGTGATCCTTAGCGATCTCTTCTGCGATTGCTGCGTATGAATCTTCGCCGAGCTCAATCGTGTTCTGCGTAAGAGCACCGAACTTCTTTGCTGTAAGCTGAACGCCGCTGAACTGCACATCTGACTCTGTATATGTTTGGCCTTCGCCGAGTGCGTATACAGCCGTGCCGCCTACGTTGCGGTTAACTGTGCGTGTTTCGCTGTTCATGGATACTACGTCCATGATACCGCGAGCTACGCCGCGTTCTTCGCGATAATAGAGGATAGCCTGATCTAGTTCGTCAACAACAGTCAGACCACCAAGCGAGTTGTTGGTAGTTGCCATTGTCTTCTGCATTGGCACGCCGTTCTCTTTGCACCATTGAGCCGAGCTAGCATCGCCGAGGCAAGCTGCAATCTGGCGTCCTGCCTTGTATGCCGCTGCTCCTGCTTCGCTGCCGAACTGCTTAAATGCCTTGCCGCGGTAGTGCTGGCCTGTGATCTTTGCGCCTTCTGCAACGAATCCAGAAGGTACTGGGGCCGCTGTCTTGAGTGCGTTAAGATCTGAAGCGTTCTTTGTCTTCATATCGTTAAGCGCCTTCTTTTGTTGGATGATTGTCATGATACGGGCGAGCTTGGCTTGTGCCTTTGCTGCGCCTTCTACGGCTGCCGATACCTCTTCAACTTCGGCTGTTTCTTCAGATGCTTCTGCTAGAAGCGCCGCGATCTGTTCGCGGATTGTTGCTACTTCGGCTGCCATTGCTTCTGGTGTCTCAAACGTACCAGCGAGAACGGCATCCAAAGCGGCGAGGATTTCTTCCCACGTCATTAGATTATCTCCATTGTGTTGATTGTTTGCATAAGCGATAGGAGCTGCTTGCGCTTTAACTCCTTATCGTCTGCCTTTGGTATTGGGTCTGTCTCGGCATGAAGCTGATACAGATTTTTCGACACGTCTTTCAATTGATCGGCAAGTGAAAGAATCATGCCTCGGATTCGAGAGTTGAGCACACGGCCTGCTTTACTACGCATATCCGCGTATGCTTTGGCGTGTTCTTCTGACTGCTTGATAAGCGTAGCCGCTATATCGAGCTTTTCTTCGAGTGTCATAGCTTTTACATTTGATGTCATGGTCATAGGATTCGCCCCTACCGTAACCGGTGACCATTCGATAATGTTTAGTTTGTTGAGTTCTTTTGTACCATCTGCTAGCGGCGTTGTCTCAACTTCTTCATATCCGAAGCTGTATTCATCGACGCTACCAAACTTAATATGCTCGTATGCGTCCTTGCCGTCGGTTGTGTTGAGATTAAACAGGCCCTTAACATAGAGCGCACCGTTATCGCGTAGACGCTCTGGCAGACGTGAGTCACCCGCTGGTATCTCTTCTGCTAGTACCGTCTTCCCTATCGGTCGCTGCATATCGTGCTGCCATACCATCTTGGGTAGCTTTGCTTCTATGCTTTCCTTGAATGCGCCGTAAATAACACGATCGCCGTATGAGTCGACATTGCCGAAAACGCTCACGAACGCTTCAACGCTGCCCTGCTCATCCGCCTTAAATTCTACTGGTATGTTCTTGTACTTCATTATACGTCGCTCGTTATTCTTGATTTGCGAACAGGTCGTAAAGTGCATCGGCAGTTAATCGCTTCGCTTGCATCCCCAAGGCCGGGCCCATCGCCTGCACCAGATACGTACTTATCAAATGACTCACCTTCTTCTATCCATTCGCCGTCTAATTTAACGTGTGTATCTCTTACTAGATTATCACGCTGCGAAAGCCACACTTGCACGACCTTACGCTTTGTGTCTTGCTCGCGCTGATTTACACGCTTAACTGTTTGGTTCTGTACTACGCTCGCCTGCGCTTTGCAGGTTGTTGTAGCGATCATCTTTGCGCGTGACGTTGTAAGCTCTGTAAACTTCTTTTGGAGCGCTGCTTGCACGTCAGCTACTGGCTTGCCTGCATTAGCTTCTAGCACCTTCGCCACGTCTTTGCGCGTAGTCTTTACAGATTCCGTCATGCTATCAGTCATCTTCCGAATCTGCTCGTCGCGGATCTGATCGGTAAAGCTCTGTACTAGCGTAAGATCACCTCCTACGCTATTAAGTACAAGCTCTATAATCTTGGCGCGTAATATGTCTTGCGTGCCACGATTTGCAGCCATAAACTGTTTGACAAGCTCGGCGATGTTGATTGCATCTTCTGGAGCTTTGATACCCTTTGATTTCACCTGCTTCATAACCGCACGCTCTATGCGCTTCATCACTTCCGCCACATCGGCTTCTGTGGACTCTACGGCTTTGAGCACTACATCTTCTTGCGTCTGCCAGTATTTAACCGCTTCTGGCTCGTGCCACTTTACCTTGCGACCTTCTACGCTTTCGATAGGGTCTACGCTTTGGATAGGTGCGGATGCTCTGCCTTCGCGCTCGTCTTCGTTGTCCATCTGACCGACTAGCTTATTTGCCCACGTCTGCCCAGCATCACCACCCCACAATGCCCACGCTATGCGCCCTGCGCTGGGGAAGCCGTCCTGATCTGGCTGCCATCCTTCCCCCTGCTTGTCTATTTCGTGGCGTGCAAAGTAGGAAGCCATACGACGCGCTGTATCGGGTGATACATTACGACCATTAGACAGATCGCGAGCACGTGCCACACCTACTTCTGTTCCGCCGCGTCCATATTCTTCGCGCCATTCAAGACCCTTCGCTGCTTCATCGCGAACACCCTGCGGAGGGCTGAAGTCTATATCTTCGTATGGGGCTTTGAGCTGCTTTGCTTCTGGCTCTGGAGCGCTAAAAGCACCAAAGCCGCCGGGCTGCGGTACGACTTCATACGAGTATTTATCGCCGTCCTCTACTGGCTCAAATCCAAGTTTGGCGCGGCTCTCATTAAGCGTGATTAGGTTCGCGTTAAACTCTGCAATAACAGGATAGATAACAGCATCCACGTCGGGCTGCAATGCTTGTACTTGTCCCAAATCAAACTGCAATTGAACGTCTGGGAATTCCTTACGCAACCCCGATTCAAGCTGCTCTTCAAGCGCATTCCAGAACGGCACGCGTGTGAGCGTCGTGAATTCTTGATAGGCGCTAGCTAGGTTGTTGTAGGTACTGCGAGCCAGTCCTGCGCTCGTAAGCACTACCGCCGGATGGATGCGGAATGCACCGCAGATCGAAGTCTCAAGCTCTTGTATCGTCTCAATAGCTTGCAACTTCTGTGCATCCAATCCCATCTGCGTATAATTCATACCAGAGCCAAGCACAAGCGGGTCTGTACGCTCACGTCCGCTTGCATCCTTACGCTTGCGTAACTGCGCTTTAAGCGACTCTACGGTAGCAATAGGAATATCGCCCGGAGCTGATAGCACTCCAGACGGTACGGCATTAGAAGCCACAAGCGAGTATATCGTAGCTTGCAGTTCGTTGTATGTGTTAATCTTATCCCATGCCACGCTGATAGGGCTTATGCCCTTGTGCATATTGACCGGATCGCGATACGCTGGATTCTGGATATGGATAACGTCATCCGCGGGCCAGTCCTGCGTTATGTTGCCTGATTGGTAGCGGTAAGCGTAGACCCATCCCAGATCGTTTAGCAGCGGCGCAACGTGAGCATCCGAGTAGGGATACAGCTCAACGATGTTACCCATTGCCGAGCGTACCTTGACGATGTAGGCATTGCCGCTAATCGCTAGGTATGTCCAGACGATCTGCCAAAATTCAGCTTGGCCCATCCGAGGATTGGGCTTGCGAAATAGCAGACTAACGGGGTGATTACGATTGATCGTACCATCGTCGTACATCGCAGCCAAAGGCGGCTCGTTGAGCGTAGATGCGTAAACACCGACACAAGCCGCTACAACTGGGTTGCGATTAAATCCATGTTCAACGTTGGCAAGGTAACCAGCTTTTGAAGGATAGCCAATTCGCCCTCCGACTTGCGTGCCGTTAGGGCTTGGTAGTGCTTGGTTGTTACGACCAAAGATTTTTTGGAAGTAATCGGCTAATGCCACTTATATCTCGTAAACGTAAGTATTTGATTCGTGTCCGTTTACAGCGTAGATGAGAGCATCGACCATATCGTCGGGCTTCCCATCTTTGCCGTCGAACATAAGGAGCTGCTCTGTAAATTCCAAAGGTACGTTATTAACGTGCTTAATATACCCGTGCTCATACTTGCCTGCGATGGGTAGAAAGCGGGTTAGCTTATTGCGACCGCGTGGATTGACACCCTGAATGTTGAGCATCGTCTCGGCTCGGAGCTGTTGCACCATAACCTCTTGATACGCTACGTTCTCGACGCACACCCTGACGGCATTCCAGTTATAGGCAGTCTGCTTAATCTTATCTTTAGTCTCGTTAAATGACCACTTGCCAAACACCACATCAGCGACGTAATATGTCGTCCCACGCTTGCCTACCACCACGATAGCGCGATCGTCTGCGTTGGACTTCATGCCTACTGCCAAGTCAACGCCGATCACGTACGTGATGTCATCTTCTGGAAGCAGCGCGTATTGCAGCCACTCCTTCCGCATGATGCGCCCCATTGGCCCGATAAACTCCCCTTCCAGTTCCTGCCGCGCAAACTCGCTCGTATAGGTCTCTTCTAGGTTACGTA